AAGAATACTATTGGTTAGGAATCTATTAACAGAGAAACTGTTGAAAGATCAAAGGGCTCGTCATTATCTAGATGTACTAGCAAGGAGAGATAAGTCTCATTGGCAAGATGATAGTAAGAACAAGCAATTAAAGGTTGAATCTAGCAATAAAGATATAAACATTACTATTACTGAGTATTAGTATGGATGTAGAATATAAGTTATTTCCTAAACAGAAGCTATTTCTAAACTCTACTGCACCAATTACATATTTGTGTTGTGGTAGAGGTTTCGGTAAGTCGTATGTAGCCAGTTTACTTATTGTTATAAATTTCTTACAAGGAAAGAGAATTATTGCTCTTGCCCAGAATTATAAGGCTTTATCAGAAGTTCTGTTTATGGAAATTAGAAACAGATTAGAAGAAATGCAAGTGGATTATCATTATGATAGGAATGGTATGAAACTTACATATGGAACTGGTGTAATATATGGTGCTTCATATGAATCAATTGAAGCTGTTCGTGGTTTATCAAATATATCCTTAGCAGTATGTGATGAGGCCGCTCTTTCACCACCCAAACTATTTGCTACATTAACACCATGTCTTCGTGGTGAAGGTATTATTGGAAATGTTAGATTGTTGTCTACACCAAGGAGAGGTTCTTGGTTAAACTTATATTGTAAAGAACATCCAGATAAAGTGAAAGTAATAACTGCTACAACAATGGATAACTCTCTTGTAACTAAAGAACAGATTGAACTAATGAAAGCAACCATTGTAAATCCTGAACTAATCAAACAGGAACTAGAAGGAGTAATGCTAGATATAGATAGTGATGCTTCTGTAGTACAGTTATCAGAATACCCTTCACAAGATAATGGAATACCACTAGATGACAATTATATGGGAATTGACTTGTCTGGTCTAGGTGCAGATAATAATGTATTTGTTGTTTCAAATAGATATAGAATACTAGACAAAGTAACAGTAAATAAAGCTGATACATTTGAATTGATGTCAACTGCGGAAACACTAATAAACAAGTATAATGTCAAAGCAACATTTATGGATATAACTGGTTCAACTTCAAATGGTCTATTGGATCTTATGAAAGCAAAGAATTACAATGTATTTGGAATAAATTTCGCACAGAAACCATATGAGGAACGATATGCTAATGCTAGAGCCGAGATGTATGTTGAATTGTCCAAGGCAATTAAGGCTGGTTTGTTTGTGGATTGTGAAGACATTAAGACTCAGTTATCTTATACTACTATATCTGTCAATAATAGTGGTAAATTTCAACTTTGTAAGAAAGATGAAATTAAAGAAATGATTGGACATTCACCTGATGAAGCTGATGCTTTCGCTCTTTCTGTATATGCTATGAATCATGGAGTTAGTGTAATAAATGAAGCACGAAGAGCAAGTGAGATTGCTGCTAAGTATCTAAGGTATTTGGGTAAATAATGGCATTAGATTGTAAACGGATGTAAAGCCTATTGTTGTCGCAGAATTGGTCTCCTTCGCCCAGAACTTGACAGAGGAGACCAGATCTGTAAGTATTTAGACACCCAAACTAACCAGTGCAGAATCTATCAGGAACGTCCACTTATATGTAATACTGACAAACTCTATGAAGCCATATACAAAGATATAATGACTAAAGAAGAATGGGTAAATTTGAACAAACAAGCTTGTCAAAGGATGGAGAATGAAGATAAAGAAACCAATAAAGAAGAAGAAAGTAACACAAGACGAGAAGACTAAGTTTAGAAGATCTAAAGCTTGGAAAGAACTTAGAGATAAGATTAGAGATAAGCAGAAGGTTGACCCAATTACTGAGAAGCCATTGAGTAGAACATACAATCTTCATCATGGAGACTTAAACCCAGATAACTATACAAATATATCAGATGAAACACATTTCGTTGGATTGAACAGTACTTCACATGAACTCTTGCACTTCGTTTATCGGTGATTCCAGAACAAAGAAGAACTGGAGAGATATAATAATAAGATTAATGGCCTTATGTGAATGGATGGACACATTAAACTAATTATTGTTTATATTATATGGAGGATAAATGAAATCCGTAAGAGAAATTATTAAAGAAGCTTGTACTCGTATAAATCTTGTTCCAAGAAAGCAAGCAGTACCAGGTGATATATTACAGAATGGCTTTGATCTTCTAAAGGGTATTGTTGAGAAATACAATAAAGACAACCTTCTTTCATGGACACAGAATTCCATTATTCTAGAGAATAAACCTCTAATACACATATATGATGAAACTGATGTATTAAAGGGTGAATTTAATCTTTACTTTAAAGATACTATTGAATTGGACAGTTATCCATTATCTGGAGAAGATCTAGAGAATGATGTCTGGGCTATAGTATATAATGAACCAAATAAATTATATAGACCAACCAATACAGGAACTGAAGAAGAACCTATATTTGAATGGAATTCTACCACTATGACTGAACCATATCCACAGCGTTATCAAGAAATGCTTAGATATAAGGATATGAGTCATGTACAGATTAGAGATGTAAATAAGATAAATTCCATATATGTAATCACTAATGCAAATGAACCAATTTATAGAGAAATTTGTAAATTGGACTTCATCAACCATACTGATTATGATAGATATGGCATTTCAACAAAGACCTTCACATATACACATAAATCTGAAGGTGAATGGTTAATTGAAATTAAGCCATTGATAGCAAGACAGAATTATAGATTGAAGATGAATTATAATGAAGGTATTAAATTTGACCTTAATACTGATTTATATATTCCAGACAATTACATAGAATTGCTAATTGTTGCTCTTGCTCATAAATTGGCTTTGATGTATCCTCGTCTAGATGAAACACAGATGAATCGTTTACAGAATGAAGTCACAGTATTAGTTGATAATGTTAGAACACCAAATTCTACAGATAGAGTATTGTTAAGAGAAGATTATTGGAAGCGTCCTCGTAGAATGTCACAAGCAGAACTTGAATCTGGTAGTTGGGTATATTAAATATGGCAAGTCAAGTAAAGTTGATACAGAACATAGCAGGAGGAATCACCAAGTCTAATCTAGCAAAGGTACGGCCTTGGTGAATCAATTAACTGTTATCCTGAAGTACAAGATAGATCTGAACATTCATGTGAAATCTTGAATAGAACTGTACAAGGAGAAGTATTAGCAGCAAATATACCTGGTAGATGTAGAGGTATGTATAGAGTATCTAGGGGATATGATAATAGACCCGTTCTTTATGCTGTATATGGTAATACTTTATATTTGATTAAATCTGATAATAGTTATTCTGAAATTGCTACTATACCTTCTCATGGTACAGAATGTCATATGACTGAAACAGGTGGATATGGATCTGCACATCCACATCTTATTATAGTAGATGGATCTTCTGTATATGCAGTTAATACTGGTATGTCTGTTGGTGACCAGCAAATGGATTTCAAATCTATACAATTGCCAACAAGAGTTAATACAGATAATATACCAATTAAACCAACACATTGTGCTTTCTTATATGGCTATTTGATAGTAAATGATGCTCAAACAGATGCTTTCTATACTTCATATCAGTATCCATTTGAAATTTCTAATTCTGAACCAGATAGCTTCTATGAAGATAGAAATAGATTTATTACTTGGTGGCTTACTTTAGATGAAGAAACACAATTAAAGTATAAAGCTGGAGAAATACAAGATCAGTATTATACTCAATATAAAGACTTTATTACTGGTAGTGCAGATGATACACCAGAAGTAAATGACCTATTTAGAATTGGAACTGTACAATTTGCTAAGTATGGCTTTGTGACTTATTCAGAATGGTCACCAGATAATACATTGGCACTATGTTCAAATGGTTCAAAGCTTTATACATTTGGTGAAAGATCATGGCAAGTATTCTCATTTAATGATGATAAGAACAATCCATTCTCATCACCAGATAATGCTGCTGGTAATGTAGGTGTTAAAGCACCAAACTCATTATCTATGCTTGGTAATACAGTTCTATGGCTTGGCTCATCTGACATTGGTGAAGATGGAATCTTTATGATTAAAGATACCAATGTACAAAGAGTATCAACACAAGATATAGAAAGAGAAATTACACAATTAGAAGATGCTGAAGCTGCATATTCTTCTATATGGCAAGAACACCAACATCAATTCTATTCTATTACATTTGAGAAAGCAAAGAAGACCTTTGTATATGATATAACAGAGAATGCTTGGCATTATAGAGCTTCTTATGATAATAAGAATCATTTAACATTCTGGCGTTATAATCATGCCACATTTGCTTATAATAAAGTATATGTTGGCACAGATGATGCACTTGCTTATATGGATGAGAACAAATACACAGAACATGATGATAGAGTAATCTTGAAACTAAGGAGAGGTGGTGTATTAATCTCTAATGATTGTCCATTCTATATTGATAGTGCAGAAATTGTATCTAACCAAGGACAACATAGCTTCAACGACCAATACACAAATAAAGAATTGAATCCTCGTGTATCTATTAGATACAGTTGGGATGGTTCTCTTTGGTCAGATTATGAAGATTATTATCTTGGTAAGATTGGTGATTATGATTATCATACCATTGCTTGGCATCTTGGTATGGGTAAATACTTTACATTAGAAATTTCTACAACTGAACCAATACCATTTGCTATTGAGAATTTAAAGATCTCTTTCTCACCATGTTCTAACTTCTCATAGGTATCTTATGAATAAAGCAGAAATAAAGATTGTTAGATATGATGAAGGAAATAAGAACATAGAGGCCTTGAAGGGTCAATATGGTCAACTTGGAGATAGTAAAGCAACATTTACTGTTATTAAGAACTTGTTATTCATAAACTTATTAAATGGAGCAAGTTATAATGAACTTAAGTTACCTACAGTTTATGATGGCTTTATACAATGCTCAAATGGTAGTAGAATTCAAATAAAGGATAGTACTTTAACTTGTAAATTAGATAATAATGTAAATGGATTTGGAGTACTTGTATTACAGAAATGGAATTAAATGCTAATTATTAACAAAGGATTTATGGAGGATTAATATGGCTGCCCCATTAATTGCCGCTGGAATTGCCGCTGGAGCCTCACTACTTGGTAGTGGAATTCAAGCATATTATAACAATCAAGCATCTAAAGCAGAACGAGAAGATCGTAAAGCTGCTGCTAAACAATTGAAAGATCAAGGTAAACTTACAGATGCTGAATATGATCAGATTATCAAGAGTATAGATGAGTATTATGATACTCGTCCTACTTTAGGTACAGCAGAAGATATAAATGATTATAGAAATGC